TTTTCGCACGCTATGTGTGCCGCCGAGTGGTCCCGTAGCTCAGTAGGATAGAGCATCAGATTCCTAATCTGAGGGTCACAGGTTCGAATCCTGTCGGGATCACCAACAAAATCAAACAGTTAGTCAATAGCCGGCGGCGATTTCATGTCGCGTCATGTTGCAAATGGCTTCCCTTGATTTCCAAGGGTTTCCTGAGAGACTCGGCCACTCCACGCGACATAGATGCAACATGGAGGGGCACACATGGCGAATTTACTACACTTCGACAAGCAGAACGCTGAAGCCTATCTCAGTGCAGCAGTCATCGCGCTGCAGAGGGCCCTGGAAGATGCGGTTAAAGCTCTGGCCGAGGTGAAGGGCACTACCGATCTCTCATGGCTTGATGAGCTTCATCAGGAGGCCGTCACGGCCGCGAAGGGGATAGTCACTGAGCAAATCCCTATAGAATGCGAGTCGGGTGCTTTGCGGTTCGGTTTTGAGGTGGTTGACACATATTTCAAGCGCCTTCGCATCAGGCTGCTCAAAGAGGAATAGTGCGCTTCTGCCGTCTACGCTTATCTGCGCGACCGCAAAATTGTCGCTGTAAATCGCATGTGCTTCGTTCATCGCGTCCTCTAACAAGCTAAGCCGCCTCTCTGAACACATAGTCGAATACGAGCGGCGTGATGCGTTTTGGGCCAAGCGGACTGCCTGACCGTATGCGCGAAGCCATCTGGGCGCACGTGCTGCAGCAGTAGAGCGCTTTCCTCCCTCGTGCGGTGAATTTGTTGCCGCAGTAGTCACAGCTGAAGCGGGCGGTGAAATCACTGACTGCGCCGTATTTGCATGCCTCGGAGCAATACTTCTGGCTTCTGTAAGCCGGACGGAATAGCTTGCCGCACTTTGCGCAGCTGTAGTCCGGAAGCACGCGGAGCTTCTTCGCGCTGGCCTTTTGACTGCACACTCGAGTGCAGTATCGGCCATGGGGATTGATCGGGTGGAACGCTTGCCCGCAATGGTCGCAGTTTCTGACCGGGTGAGATGTCCGCACGATAAAGGCGCGGACGGCTCGATATGCAAAATCTTGACTAGTGCGGGTTTGATAGCTCCTCCATTGGAGGGCAGACCGGGCGCACATTGATGAGCAGTAAGATTTGTGGTGCTCACCAACCAGCAGCTCAGGAGGCACTGGGCTGTAGCACCAGGCACAGTTTTCTCGAGGTATGGCGTATTCTGGCTGCCCTTGATCCCAGCTAGGCCTTTCTGCTCCCAGTCGGTGAAGCGCGCGCTCTACAATAATCTTTGCCTCGGCATCTGCAGCACGCCAGCCGTGTCCCTGCAGACAAAACGCCGACCGCAAGCCATGTCGGGCAGAGCCTTCAAACTCAAAACGGCTGGAACGCCAGCAACGCATGAACTCGTAAACCCGATCGGTCAGATTGTTCCGCTGCCCCGCTGTGAGAAAGAGCTTTGCTGGGGCTTCTTTCTTGGCGCGCTCTTGGCGTCGTTGGTCGGAGCTCCACCGCCGAAAGTCATAGTATGCTTGAAACCGCGCGGAGTGGTATTTTTTCATGCAAACACCGCGTCGAAAAGTTCGGGGCTGATCTTCTGCGCTGGTGTGGTGGTACGAATTGCGTCCGACGATCCCTCCCCATGCAGTAGCCAGGCGCGATCCATTGCCTTGAGGATAGCGACGTGGTGCGAACAGAGCGGCCAGCGGTTGAGGCGCGCCCATGCCTCGATCTCGGCATAGGTGACCGGCTCGCGACCATGGCGGCTGCCGCAAAGCTCTGCGAAGATACGCCAGAACAAGCCGCCCGCTTCCGGAAGGATTGGATCTTTGCCCGAGCGAAGATGCTCGCGAACAGCATCAGCCATCTGCTGCTCAAGCCTACCGCGCGCTTTGCTCATGCCATGATCCTCTGTACGCCACGGAACGAAATGGGAGTTGGGCCGCCGGTGGTCACTTCGCTCCATGACTGCCAATCGATCGAGAATTGGCAGCTCGGAAGCCAGAGCGTGGCCACATCATCCGCGGCGAAGATCGAAGTGTGGAGGAAGGGAGACACTGTCACCGTCGCCACTCCGGAGCCGTTGGCGGTCACATCTTCGAGGGCTTCATAGTATCCGCGGTGTCCCGAACTGGACAATATCCCGATCCTATCACCCACCCTTATTTTGTAGTTCGCTGGCAGGCTGGAGAGGCCAAGCGCACCGGCCGCGCCCAGGCTCGTGACAACGGCGGTACCGTCCCATCCGCTTGCGATGTCAGCAGGTGTCTTGGCTCCGGGGTATGCCCGGGGCTTACGCGTCACGTCATGGGCAAGGAATGATTTCAGGCCACCGCGCAGGCTGTTTACCCACGCGGTCCACTCGCGGCGCTCATCGTCCCAAAGCGGTACGGTCTCTACATCGATGTGCCAGACCGGCGATCCGATCATGGTCATGTTGAGCTTCTCGCCGTGATGCGAGGCCACCGACGCTACTTGTGCCACCAGTCTGAAGGTACATCGAGAAAGCCGATAGCTTGGCAGAGGGCGCGGGAAAGTGATTGTCATTGGAGGTTCCGTTTCTTAGCGTTATGGAAGTTGGAGACCCACCTTTGGTAATCGCCGCGGGAATATTCCTTGAGGGACTGCTCCACGATCTGTCTGGTCTCTTGCGGGTTGCTGGAGCCACGGGCGTCGATGTTGAACGTCGGGGAATAGACTGCTGGACCGCCTCCCTCAGCAACCACTCCGAGCTTGCCATTGGAGCCGCGCTTGAGGGGCATTATTGCTTCCGGGCCGGCTTCGCCCATGAGGCCAACGCGACCACCGGACATCGGGAAAACGGTCGGCCCACCCACAACGCCGCCGGTTGCGAACGGGATCACAGATCCGCCGCTGAAGGCATTGCCGTTGGCATTCGGAAACAGCCCGCCGTTGAACAACCCGGCAAGCGGTCCTGTGCCGAGCAGAGCGGCTTGAGCCGCAGCAAGGGCAAGCTGCACAACGAGGCGCTTGAGCGCGTCCTCGGCCTTCATTGAGCCGTCCACAATGGACATGAGCGCATCGCCACCCATATCGAACAGGCCTTGCAAGGCTTCCTGGCGCTGCTCCTGCTGCTCCTTGTTCTTCTGCAGGGCTTCCGTTTCGGCCTCGATCTGCCGTACCAGCTCGGCAATCTGCTGCCCCTCGGCGCTGGCAGCGTCGATATTGGCGCGGCGAAGCGTGGCGGATATCTGCTTCTCGGTGTCCGTTGCTCCGACCAGGCGGAGCTCTTCCTGAAGCTCGGCGATGAGGCGACGGACAGCTTCGGCTTCGCGCTCGGCTTGTTCTGCTGCACGGTTGCGCGTGCTGCCACCAGTTGGAGATATCGGCTTCCAACTGTCCGTGGTCTTTCGGTACCGATCCTGCAACTTTTGAACGAGCGCTTCATCGTCATCCGACAGGATAACCGGCTCACCATTCATGCGCGCATCAAGCACTGTAGGCCTGCCAGATGTACCTGGTGCCGGTCTGTTCGGATCAGCCATCGCACCAAACATTCTGCCGGACTCGACCGTCCTTAGCGCTTTCTGGTGCCGCTCATACCAGCTTTGGAATGAGTTGATGAAGTTCTGCAGCGCCGTGGCAGCTTCGACGATAGCCGTCTTCAGGGTCGTGCCAACAGTGGTGGCGACCTCGTTGAACTTGCGATCAAGCTCGGCAGCCTTCTTGATGACGTCGTCGTCCATGACAACGCCGAGTTCATGGGCGCGATCGATGGTATCGCGAAGGCCCTGCTCGCCCTGGTCGATCAGCTCGACAAAACGCTCGCCCGCAGACCCGCCGAAAATCTCATCTGCAATTCGGATTTGAGCCGCGCGATCGAGCTTGCCCAGCCTTCCGATGATTTCCAGCAGAAGCGCCGAGGGGTCTTCCAGCTTCTTTTTCAGATCGGCCGCAGAGTAGCCCAGACGCTGGAATGCCTCTGCAGCACTACCTTTGCCAGTGAGGACAAACTCGTCAGCCCGTAGGTTGAGCTCCTTTAGGCCGTCGACCATCTGGTCGATGCCGATACGGTTCTGCTCGGCGACAAACTTCCACTCTTGGAAAGCCTTCGCCGACACACCGGCCCGCTTGGCTTCGTCTCCAATGGTCGCGACAGCGTTGGCCACCTGCCCGAGTTGCCCGACAATTCCAACAACACCACCCGCGAGGAAGCCGCCGGCAAGCCCGCCGATGAATGCTTTCCCATAGGAGCCAATCTTGGTGGCAGAAGTGGCGAGCGCCTGATTGATCCGGCTGGTGGACTTCACCATGTCCGTTTCCATCTGCTTGGTCGCAGACCGGCTGTCCCGGCGCATGCGGCTGTAGGACTTGTCAGCAGTGCCGCTGGCCTTCTGCATGTTCTTCTCGAAGTCGCGGATGCGGGCTTCCAGCAGTACAACGAGACGTTCTTCATCACTTGCCATTAGTCACCTCAGACCGCGAACCATTCTTCGTCGAACTCCTGCACAGTGTCGTAGCTGGAGCGATTGCTGTTGCCGTCATGACAGCGGGAGACGGCCATCGCGGCGGCCACAGCACCATCGATGCGGTCCCGGCTCTTCCCCTTGTGAAAGGACCGATTGCCCGCCTGGTCCGTGTGGACGGCGATATTCTCGAAGTTCCAGCGGAGCACCGGATGGCCGCCATGCCTGAAGCGATGGCCGATGATGGCGCGTTCCAGTTCCTTGACCGCAGGTGCCATGGAAACCCAGCCCTGACGAAACTCGACCACGGGCAGCCCATCCTCGAGGAGGTTGGCCATCATCACGCGGCCGAGATGTGGATCGAAGGCGATCTCCTGCACATGGAAGCGGGCGCAAAGCTCACGGATGTGATCCTCAACGATGCGGAAATCGACCACGTTGCCCGGGGTCGGGATGATGTGGCCTTCCTCGGCCCATGTCGGATATGGCACCTGATCGCGATCAGCGCGGGCGCGGAGATTGTCTTCTGGACAGAAGTACCACGGCCACACCTGATAGCCGTCTTCGCCATCCTTCCAGCACGCCACCACGCACGTCAGGTCGGAATTGCTGGAGAGATCGACGCCTAGCCAGCAAGGCTCGCTGGTCGCCTCAAGATGGTCGAGATCCACCTCGCCACTGCCCTCATCGTAGACAGACATCTCGACGAAGGGATCTGCAGAATGGTCGAGCCAGATATTGAGGTTGAGCTGCCGGAAGGCTTCGCGGTCGCCAATTCGACGCGTGCCCTCAAAGGCCAGCTGGCGCAATCCCTCGATGTCAGGGTAGCCGTGAGCAAGGCCCGGATTAACCCGACGCCAGACTTCCTCGTCGGTCCAGTCATCATCCTTCTGCGCCTCGAACAGGACAGGCAGGATGGAGGGATCGTCCACCTCGCCACGAGCCACCTTGCGGGCATCTTCGACAATCTCCCATGCGATGTTCTCCTGGCCGCGTCCTGCCGTAGTGGCGACGACGAGCAGGCTGCCTGCCGTCTTCACGAGACCGGAACGGAGCACGTCCCATAGATCGCGCTTCTTGTGCGCATGGAGTTCGTCAGCGAGCACAAAGACTGGCGTGCGTCCGTGCTGGGTGCCGGCATCGGAAGAGATGGCTTCGAGGAAGCTGCCGATCTTCGGATAGAGGATCTGGTTTGTGTAGTCCTTGGGGCGGATGTTCGGTGCAATCTTGGGATGCGCCTGGCAGAGGCCGAGGGCTTCGCGGTAAGCGATCTTCGCCTGCTTGCGATCCGAGGCAGCGACAATCACCTCGCCGCCGGGCACACGCTCCGGTCCGATGGTGTGGAGCAGCGCCAGAGCAGCGGCCAGAGACGTCTTGCGGTTGCCGCGTGGAAGTAGCAGCACGACCGTCCGGACAACGCGGGTGCCATCGTCCTTGCGCGGGCCATAGATGCGCCTGACAACGCGTTCCTGCCACGGGTCAAGCTGGAAGGCCTTGCCGCTCTTCGGGTGCTTCAGTGCGCGCAGGAACTTGACCGCACGCTCACCGAAGCCGAGCGGGTCCGGTATCTCGGAGCCATCGTAGATCCAGTCAGGATATGTCGAGGGGATTGAGCTGGTCGTCATCGCCATCCTCTCTAATTGCGGGCCGCGACCGCGACACCGGGGTCAGGCCAAGTTCAGCCGATAGCTGGCGTGCGGTCTGCATGGCCTTGTCCTGCATGCGCAGCAACGAGGGCAGCGCTTCCGGATCCGCGGTGGCCTGAATGAGCCGCTCGAGCTCACGCACTCGGCCTTGAGCGGTGCAATAGTTCTCCAGTCCACCGAGGTCGGCGGTCGTCAGGATGCGGCGCTTGACCAGTGGCGGCATCACCCGGCGCCATTCCTTCTTGGCCTCGAGGGACAGCCAGGAGGGCGGTGCCGGTGCTTTCGTCACCGCATCATTGGAAATCACAAGCGTTGGTTTCGCACCCCTCATGACGTCGCTATCGCCCTCAGTTCCAGCCCGTTGCGGCGGCCGATTTCCTTGATCTCTTTCAGGTTGTAGGCGTGGCCCTCGTAGACCACGCGGTCCGCCAGCCCAATCCCTTCCATCCACCGGATCCGGAAGATGACGGCGGCCTCGTCTGATGTGCCGAAGCTGCGCATGAATTCCTCTGTCGATTGCTGCACGATCTGCGCGCGCACGGTGGCGAAGCACTGCCATGATGGCTGAACCGTGCCGTACTGGTCGGGCGCGCCAGCGACATACTTCTCGATGGTGATCTCGCGATCGAGTTTCCCTGCCCTCATGGTGCCACCTCACTGACAAGAGCTTCGAGTGTGACCACTGCGTGGGATGCTTCGCCGTCTGGATCTCGCAGGTAGCGGACCGACGAGACGCGGCAGTCTCCGAACTGGTAGCCATCTGTCGGAGCGAGGTGTGGGCCATGGAGGCTTGTCCGGATCGCGCCGGCTATCGCCTTGGCTCCTGTAAGACCAGTCTCACGCACCCAGACGTGGAGGTCCATAAAGAGCCGCTGGTCGCGTCGGTCGAGGCGGTCACCTTCCACCGCCTGCCCTTCTCCGATGATGATCGATGGCATGGGAACGGGCCGCTCGTTGCGGTCGAGGATTGAGCTCGACGGGACGAGAGCTGTGACGGCGCTGTCAGTGACGAGACGCACCCGCACGACTTTCTGAAATGCCAGGTCAGCACTCATCGCGTGCCCCAGTTCTTCTTCACGGCGCGGCTGATCGCGCGCTTGATGGCCTGCTTTGACTTCTTGTTGTGGAGCCGCACAGACGGCCAGAAGTACGGCTGCGCGTTGGCCTTGGCCGTGCCGTACTCCACCAGATGCCCGTAGCGCACGTCAGCGTTGCCTACGGTGATGGCGACGGCATTTTCAGGCACCACCATAGAGCCACCTGGCTGCGAATAAGCCGGGGTCTGATTGCCGGGCATGGTGTACTTGATGGAGTATTCCAGATCGCGCGTGTCTTTGGGTACGAAGCGCCGCATGGTGCTGACCATCGCCTCGGCCTGCTTTCGGAGAACCGGTTCAGTGGCCTTTTTTACCTCTTTGGGAATGGCCGCCAAGCGCGCCTTGAGCCGGCCGATGCCGCCATCATCAGCCATTGTCGCACACTCCGAAGCTGTAGCGGCGATACTCGTTCACGATCTCACGGACGCCGAACGGTATTGGCTGGGCAGTCACGCCGACCAGAGAAGCTTCCCTGTTCTCGTACCAATCGGCTGCAAGCTGCAGCACGGCCAATTCAAGATCCGCTGGCGTGCCCTCGGGGAACTCGGTGGCATCGTCCAGTTTGAAGCCGAGGAGCCGTTGCACGTGCGCGACGGCTGCGGCCAGGAGGCGCTCGAGCTGCAGGTCATCCGCGCTTTCGGTGACATTGCAGTGCGTCTTGATGTCTTCCAGCGTCAGAGCCATGATCGAGAAAACCTATTTCGAGCAAATCGTGCGCGAATGTCCCCGCGCCGGTCCCCAAGGATGGTCAAAAGTTGAAGACCACCCCCGGGTCATGGTCAGCTTTCGTCCTCGGCTGCAGCGACACGGACGATGTTGCTGTCGATCTCCAAGGTGGCATTGAGAGACATGACGCTGTTGGCTTCGTTCAGCTCTTCAGACGCTGACATCACCAGAGCAACGAACAAGCGCTGGCTTGGCGTGCCACCTTCAGGAGCATCGTTAAATTCAAGCTTGAAGGCATAGGTCTCCTTGGCCTTCTCAGCAGCCACGAGAGCCAGCTGGCCGGGATCGCCATAGTCGAGGTCACATACGACAGTCATGCTGCCTGCATTGCGCGTGCCCTTGAGCTTGCGTGTGCGAGCGCTGCCGATCTGGTTGCTCGTGATGAGTTCGGAGGTATCACCAGCAGCACCGAGATTGGTGGTGCCCTTCACCTCAGTCCAGGATGCGCCGGTGAAGTCGGAAGCCACCAGGTCATCGCCATCGAAGGCCATGGCGTCGCCGATGAACAGCTTCGTTCCGGCTGTCGCGAATAGGCGGGACATTACGTTTTCCTTTCCTGCGATTGCTTGGCTCCCGAATGACAGGGTGTGCACAAGCTCTGGAAGTTCGTCCGGTCGAGCCGCCGGTGAGGAGCTTTCCGGATGGGAATGATGTGATCGACTAGAGTGGCCTTTGCCCCGCAGCGGACGCAGGAGGGATAGGCGGCGAGCCAGTCAGCCCGAGCCTTCTCCCATTCCCTGTCGTAGCCGCGGGCGCGGGCGTTCGGCCGTTTGGCGTCGGCCCTGGCTTTGCGCTCCCGGTCCCGCATGGCGACCTTGGGGCAGCGCTCACCCTTCTGGTGAACGCCACCGCAATGACCGCAGACGCGAGGGGCAGCGCGAGCCATGATCAGGCCACCGGAGCCATGTGCGGCTGGCCGAGGATAGCGACCGCGCCAAGGGCGATGCTGGTGCCGCCTGCCTTGGTGACGTTGATCCGCGCGTAACGCTGGGATCCGACATAGGCGACGCGATATGCGCTATCAGCTTCCAGCGTGGCCGGAAACTCGCCTAGAACGTCGGTCGCTGCCGACCAGTCGGTACCGTTGGCGCTTTCCTGGATGGCAATACCGAAATCGCCATCGCCGACAACAGCGCCAGTGTTGACCACGAAAAGCAGCGAGCGAAAGCCCTGCGCGTCAATGGTGGCGCCATCACCGGCGGCAGTCTTCACGGCCGGAACAATGGCCGCGACCGCCTTCACATTGCTGTATGCGTCTTTCATGTCCGTTGCTCCTTAAGCCGTAACCTTGATCCATTTGATCGCGTTGGAGTCGCCCAGGCCGCCGCCGACACGTTTATACGTGTCGAGCTTGATGACGCCCTTGGTGCTGACTTCATCGCGCACGATGCGGATGCCGTGACGGTCAACGATCACGTACCCCTGCTCGAAGTTGCCGAAGGCCACCGGGAACTTGTCGCTTCCGATGTCCGGCATGTTGTTGTCGATGTGAACGGGGAAGCCGAGTAGCGTTCCGGCCAGCGGGCTTTCGCTGAGGTTGCCGTGGTCGGACCACATGAAGCGCTTGTTCGAGTCCTGGATTTCGCGGATGCGGGCCAGCGTGTTGTTGTTCATCAGCCACGCAGCACCCGGGCGATAGCGGGGGTGCAGGGTGTAGACGGTCTTGACCAGCGCCTTGGCCCAGTTGTCATCTGTAGGCGAGGAGGCATGGCCGGCCGGCACATACTGCATCTGCCCCCAGTCACGGGTTGCGTCGGCCGTGGCAACAATCGGGTAGGTCAGAAGGCCGCGAGGCTTACCATCCTGGCCGTCGCCCTCGAGGAAGGCGAGCCCTTCGGTGACTGCGAAGTCATTCACTGCCCAGGTGGTGAACCACGAGGCAATGTCGATGTTCGCATCGTCGAAGAGATGCCGACTTCCTGCCGGGCAGGCGTAGAGCTCGCGCACCCCGTAGCTGTGCTTGATCAGCTCCGGGCGGGCCGTGTCCTGCGGACGCTGGTCGAGCTCGCCAACCCACTGCGCCCCGGACCCGGAAGTGCTGTAGAAGCGCTCATAGGTATTGCCGGAGATGCTGACCACTTCCGCGAGCTGGCGGAGCGGGGAAACATCCTTCAGAAGATTGCGGATCGACAGGTCCACTGTCGGCAGGATCATCCAGCCGCCATCCGGGTCGCTGCTTGAAGCCGCGGCCTTCATCTCATGATCCGAGCCGGTGCGGATCATCGTAGCCAGCGCCTTGCGCTCGATTTCGGCCTGCTCGTCGCTGGAGCCGCCGCCAGAGGGTCGGTTCGCCTTCTTTTCGAGCTCTGCAAGGCGGTCCTGCAGGGCCTTGAGTTCGGCACTGTCCGAGGCGCCCGCACCCTTCTCCTCGATCTTCTTCAGCCGCTCGTCCACGGTCTTCTGAAGGTCGGCAAGCGCCTTCTCCACGAGGGCCACGGGCTCCTCATCATCGCCTTTCAGGGTCAGCGCCACGCTACCGCGCAGCGCCTCTTTGCTTACGTGCTGCATATTCAGCCCTTTCCAATTTGCGCGGTTGCGCGGTTAATGGCCGCCACAAGCTGCAAAGCCTGCACGGCCGACTTTGCGGAGGTCACTCGTGCCCCTGGGTGCATCGGTATGGCGACGAGAGAAACCTCCAGAAGTTCGAGGGACTTGATCAGGCGGCCGCCACCCGGGCGCGCGCTCGCTTTCTTGGTGAGGAAGCCAATGGAGAGGCCGCGGACGGCACCAGACTTCACGAGGGCCCGCACTTCCCGTGCCCTGGCCACTTCCTCGATCAGAAGCTTCCCGGTGAGGTGCAGACCGTCTGCCTTCTCCTCAGCCACGTCCCACGTACCCACGGGGTCATTCATGTCGTGCCCGAACAGCATCGGGATCGGCATCTTCGCGCCCTTGAAGGCGCCCGGCTCGATCATGTCCCCGATCCGGTCTGGCACACCGAACTTCCAAGCCAGGCCCGAGACCATGCCGTCGTCGCTGCCGAGGATCTTTGTTTCGACGAAAAGGCGTTCCATCAGCCAACCCTCCGATGCGCGGCGCGATCAGCGGCGAAGGCATCCACCTGTTCCTGAACCCAATGCACCTTCAGCAGCCGAAGGACATTGGCGTGAGAGAAGGGGACAAGTTTGCCGTCCTCCTCCACTTCCCATCGGACGACATGGCGGGCGAGGCAATTGAGGCGGGCCTTCTCGCGGTTCTCAGCGGAAACCCGTCCGTTGTGATCCGCCATCTCGGCCAATTCATCCGCCAGGGCGAGCCGTGCACGGTTGGCTGTGGCGCTATCTGGCCCGACGATCCATAGGCGAATGCCCGTGGGCTTGCCTTCAACCGGATCGAGCAGTTCAAATTCCTTGCCTCGATCCTGATCGGCAACGTTGGCGAGGATGTCATCAAGCGTCATTGTTTTCCTCGTCTTCGTTTTCGTTCCCCAGATTTGGGGAATGGTCGGATGCTCCACCAGCGGTGGACGATCCCGGCTGGCTTGCGCCGGTGTTCGGGTTGGCGAATTCATTGCCGCCGTCATACGGGGCCATGTCGAGCCAGCTGCGGGCCTCGTTCGGGTTGAGGACGCGAGAGGCAATGAGCGAGTTCATGGCCGTCGCCAGTACAGCCAGATCGACCTTGCTGAAGTCGTCACGTTCGAAGCGGATGGCGAAGCGCTTGCGGTCATCCTTGGCGATCAGCGCACGGCGGAATGCACCTTCGAGAGCGAGCAGCCAAGGCTCCAGGCAGAGCATGAGGAAGAGCCGCTGCATCTCGGCCGAGTTCGACCAGGTGGCGCGGGAAAGCTCTCCAATGAGCACGCTCGGAATATTGAAGGCGCGGGCGATTTCCTGAAGCTGGAAGACCCGGAGCTGCTGGAACTGAGCATCCACAGAGGAAAGCGTCATCTGCTTCCAGTGAGCGCCATCCCAGAGCACGGCAGTCTTGCCGGCGTTCTCCGCACCCTCCTGCGAGGCACGCCACCCGGCAAGCATCTTGCGGACGCCTTCATCACCGACATGCTTGTCAGTCTCGATCACGCCGCCAGGGCGAGCGCCCTTCCCGAACAGCTGGGAGGCATGCCGCTCCATCACGAGCGCCGCGCCGATGGCCTCCCGGCAGAGCGTGACGGGGCATTTGTCGAAGGTGGAACGGACGTGGATGATCTGGTCGGCAGGAGTGGTGTTGCCATTGATGCGATAAACGGGACGGCCAGAGCCGTCCTTGTCGAATTCAGCAGCGATGATGCCTGGACGGTAGCGGATGATCTCGACGGGCTCGCCGCGGATCCAGTTGACCCACGCAAGCCCACCCTGGTCGCGGGTAAGAGCATCGACCACAAGCGAGCGGATGAGCTCGAAGCTCGAAGTCCATTCGTTGGCCTCACCGGAGAGGAGCACGTTCGCGGGGTGCGATCGATCCACCGTCTCCGAGCCATCATCATCGATCTGGACAACGCGACATTCGAGAGAGGCGCAGGCTTCCGCAATAGTGCGCACGGCTGCAGCGACGGCCGGAACGCGGAGGGCAGTATCTGCCGAGACGGCGATGCCCGAGGAAGTTGAAGCCCCACCGCCAAGCATCTCGATGATTTGCTCGGCGGTCAGGGCTTTGCGTTCGAAAAATTTGAAGGGGCCAAAGCGCATGACCCGTTATAACATTACGGCGTGAGTTTTCCCATTGGGCAAAAGTCAGGAAAAGGCCGCAATTTCAGGGAGTTGGCTTACTGCGGAGCCATGCCTCCAGCTCTGATCGGAAGGCAAAGTACCTACCGGACGGCTTATAGATTGGAACGCTTGGATCGAGTGCCAGGCGCTGGATGGTGTCGGGCGAGAGGTTCAACGCTTTCGCGATCTCGTTCGCGCCCCAAAGCTTTTCAGGCTTGCGTGTGAGGGCGTCGAACTGTTGTGGTGTAAGGGCTGTCATGCTGTATCCCTGTTGCTGGTAACACCCGTAACGCGATGTCACGCGTGACATCCGTGACATCGCGTGACTGTCACGCGACTGTCACGCGACTGTCGCGCGACACTTCGGCGAACATATCCTCGCCACCGTTGTGAAGGCGGATATGGTGCCGACGACAGAGCCACCGGACTTTGAGTTCATCGCCGGGCTCGTAGCTGTCGTGATGAGCGTCGATGCGGCCGAGGGTCGTGCCGCAGGTTTCGCACGGTCCCTTCACAAGCTGACCAGAAGCGAGCGCTCTCTGCACGGCGATGTGGCAGAAATACTTGCGCGGATGCTGCCGACGCCAGCGGGCTTGGCGGGTGTGGGTGCGGAGATTGAGTTCGATGTTCATGCTGCACCTCCCTGTCTTCGCCCCTCCCTTCGCTTCAGAAAAGCCTCTCTCTCTTCGGGCCCCATATTCTCCAGCATCTCCTTTTGCAGCCGGCGAGCCCAGGCGGCTAAGTTGGCATCGCCCGTTTTTCCAGTTTCGCGGTATACCTTGAGCGAGGTGATCGTGGCCGCCATCAAGCTGTCTCCCTGCAGAAATCCGTTTCAAGAAGGCGGTAAGCTCGCCCGCCGATCGAGTCGCCGGTGTGCGCATCGTATTCATTGAAGATAGCTTCCACGCGCTCGTATAGCCGGTCGGCGATATCGCTCCTGAAGCGCCGCCCATTTCGTATTTCTCTATCAAGTCTTGCAATGAAGGCAGCGTCCACTGAGGTCGTCAGTAGCTTCATGCCTATCACATCGTCTGCATGAAGAGCGTCCTCGTTGATGCCTGGATTTTCCTCCCAAGCCGTTGCGACGTCTGCATCGACTACAAGGTTTCCAGGTCGGGCCCCTGAAGAAAAAGCTTCCTCCCTTGCTGGCGAAGCCGAGAATACGTCATCTGCGATAGCAGTGACGCCCTTGGGGACGTTGCTTCCCGGGTTGCTTAAGGGTTGCTTCTGTTTGAAATCTTCTTTTGGTTTCAAGTATATGGCATTTTCACTACCACCACTTGTTGGTGACGCCACCACCACCCCATTGGTTGCAGAAATGTCACACTCATAAATGACGGAGTATTCGGTCGCGCGTCCCCGCCCTCCTTCCTTGCGGATGAGATGGCCGCGCTCTACCAGACGCTTCAAAGTTCGCGATGTGTCCGCCCGGTCCATTCGTGCTTTTTCCGCGATCGCGGTCAGGCCCGCCGTGCAGCCTCGTCCGTTGATGCCGCCGCGATCAAAATGGGCGACAGCAATAATAACGCGGCAGTCACGCACCGTCAGTCGCTTGTCATCTAGTGCTCTGTCAGGAAACGGCTCATAGGTGCCCGGAGCGAGTCTTCCCCTACTCATTTGCGGAACCCCTTCAACCTTTGAAGAATAGCCTTGCGCGAGCTTTCCGGCTTCCTCGCCTTCGCTTCCGCCAGAAGCTTCGCTTGGTGCTTCATCCATTCGGTTTCGGTTTTGTGGATCTTTACGCCCCTCCGAGACAGAGCCGCGATTACCCGCAGGCATTCCTCGTGGCTCAATCCAAAGGTTGACCGGTGTTCTACGCCGTTGACACGCACGACTATGGTCCAGCCCCCGGTCAAGGCACTATGCTCGCTGGGCGGGGTCTCGAAATACTCGGCCGTTACTATCGGCTTTTTATGCTTGAAGGGTCTGGAGTTGTCCCGGCGATTTTCTAACCGCCGGGCTTCATCTTGGCCGAGAAGCCGTGCGGCTATTCGGCGCTCTTCGAGAGTGAACGACGTTCCTCGATGGGCTGGACCGTCTTCGAGCAGCTTGTGGCGCATGCGCCTTTCAAGCTCGTCAAGATCATCAATATCGTTCATAAGCTTGATCCTGAATGTTCTCAGAATGTTCTGCAAGGTGAACAGGCCGCAAATCCCCGCAATTCACTGTTTCTGCAAGGATTTGCCGGCCAGGATTGACATGATTAGGCGCTGCCTGCTCGATAGGACTGAGCGCGCAGGAAATGAGCTTCCGCCACGAGGGCATGGTGGTTCACCCGGGCCATGAGGCAACGAGCCCTACGTGCGTGCAGGAGTGCCATCGTTGCGTGGAAGAGCCTCATGAATGCACCGCCTTCCTGCCGGCTTCCCAGTCGGCGTAGGCCGTGCTGCCAGTCACATCGTCAGGCAGGAGCGGCGAGCCGTCATCAACGATGACCCGGACGTGCTTCGATCTGACGCCATCTTTCAGATAGGTGACTGTTCCTGGGGCATCGTCAGCGATGTGGGTCAGGATGAGTAGCATGCCTTTGTCGCCGATCCGTATCTTGAATGCGGATCGGACAATTCGGATAGCGTTCACGGTAAACGGTCACCACCTCGTTCAGAGCGGATGCTAAGCGCTCGTCCTGTCCCTTCTCAAGATCGGCCTTGAAGGCGGCAAGGTCGGAAAGCGCCTTGGGCGCGGTGTTCTCTTCCGAACGTAGTGAGGAAGTATTGGTGTATTGGTGTTCTGGTGTTTTTAGTGCGTCCGCCGTGCGTCCTGCTTGCGTCCCAGTTGCGTCTTGGCTGCGTTCTGCGTTCTGATAACGTGAGTAGTTGCAGATACTTACTTGCGTCTTTCCTGCGTCCGTTGCTGCACCTGCCTTGAGGCCATGCATGACCTTCTCAAGCGCCTCTTTGGCTTTACCGATGCGTTCCCGCACCGCGCCACTTCCCGACTGAATGGGGCCGCACTCGTCTGATGACAAGCACGCGCCGGCCATCCACAGAAGCTCGGCCAAGTCGTCAGCTTCAAGGAGCGTGACATGTACAGCGTCCAGCTCACCCCAAAGGCTCTTCGATGTCGCGCTCATCGGGAGACACCCCCCTTGAGCGCGTGGTAGTTCGCATCGACGCTCTTTGCGAGCCTCTCAGCATTGTCACGTGCGATCCATGACAGGGCAGAAATCCGATCCAGTTCGCAGTAGCCCCGCTCATCGCGGACGTAGTCGAGGCCTTGCAGGAGTTCGACACAGGCGTCGAGCAGGTGAAAAAGGTGCCAGATGTCGCTCTGTACGGTGTCCAGCGTGACGATGCTTGCACCGACAGGCGCTGCAGTGGTATGGGTATGCACGTTCATATCTTGATCCTTACCCGGATTGTTTGAACCATGGCTCGGAAGCGTTGGCGCGCTTGCCGGGCCTTTTATTTTTTGGTGGATGTTCAAGCCGCATCCTCCACGAAGAATGCGATGAGCTTCGAGCGGCTTGCGACGTAGCGCTGCCCTACCTGTTTGACCATCGGGAGACTGCCCGTCTGGATCATGTGGTAGGTCTGGCGATCTGTTCTTCCGATCAGCCTGGCGATGGCTTCGACGCCCCACACCAGGTCCAGTGATTTTTCTGTATTCATGCCTTCACCTTTCGTTGACCATATCCATTGGATATATGGCTAACCATAGCCATTGGATACTATTGACGTCAAGCTACATGTATCCAATGGATATGATTTTCACAGAAAGACCATTGATGACGACCAATCGCAGCAATCCAGATCAATTCCAGCTCCGTTTGCCGCCGGGGATGCGGGATCTATTGAAGGCTGAAGCGGAGAAAAATGGCCGTTCGCTGAATGCGGAAATTGTCACCCGTCTCAGCCAATCTTTGAGTCAGTGGCCGCGAATAGTACTGCCGCTTGAACTGTATGACCGTGCTTTAATCACAGGCTCACCGCTGATGGACGCCATTGAGGAGGAGTTGAACGCTATTGTGGCGGAAGCACTAGACCGCATGCTCCCGAAGAAAAAAATGGAAATCGACGTCATTGCGGAGTTGCAAAAGATAATCGATGAGGAGCCGGATGCTGCTGTTAGAGCGCAACTCCAATCAGGATTGGCAACTCTGAAGGCATCAAAGAAGCAATGAGCGTCCGCAAGCGCACATGGACGAACGCTAAAGGCGAGGAAAAGACCGCCTGGGTCGTTGATTATCGCGACCAGGCAGGCAAGCGCCGGCTGAAAACCTTCCGGCTGAAGAAGGAAGCCGATGCTTTCGCCAGCAAGGCCGATGTCGAGGTGAGGGAAGGGGTTCACGTCCCCGACAGCGCCAGTGTGACGGTCCGGGAGGCTGGCGAACGGTGGCTAAAGGCTGCAGCACGCCGCGTCGAGCGCGCAACGCTCCTGCAGTACCGCCAACATCTCGAGCTCCACATTATGCCATTTATCGGAGAGGTGCTGCTCCCCCGTCTCACGGTGCCGGCCGTGAGAGATTTTGAAGACAAGCTGCTTGATGCTGGACGCTCTCCCGCCATGGTGAAAAAGGTATTGGTCAGCTTGGGGTCGTTGTTGGCCGATGCGCAGGAGAGGGGACTTGTCATCCGCAATGCGGTGAGGGAGAAGGCCCGCACCCGTCAGAAGGGCGCGGACAGGCGGCAGGAGCGGCGCCAGAAAGGTAAGCTCAAGATCGGAGTGGATATTCCCACCCGCGAGGAGATCAAGGCCATCGTGGCCGTCCTGGAGGGACGGTGGCGGCCTCTGATGCTGACCGCGATATTCACCGGTCTGCGGGCATCTGAACTACGCGGTCTGCGCTGGCAGGACGTAGACCTGGACAAGCGCGAGATCCATGTCAGGCAGCGCGCCGATCGCTACAACGATATCGGCAGGCCAAAATCGGAAGCAGGCGAGCGCACAGTGCCGATGCCGCCGATAGTGGCGAACGCCCTGCGGGAATGGCGTCTTTCCTGCCCACGGCCGCGGACGGGCGAAAAGGATGAGGACGGCAATCCCATGGTCGAGGAGATGCGACCGGAACAACTCGTCTTTCCCAATGGTCAGGGCAAGGTCGAGAGCCTGTCGAACATCATGAAGCGCGGCTTCCTTCCCCTGCAGGTCAAAGCAGGCGTTGCGGTAGATACCGGCAAGAAGGACAAGAAGGGCCACCCAATCATGGCCGCAAAATATACCGGCCTTCATGCCTTGCGGCATTTCTATGCCTCGTGGTGCATCAACCGGCGGGAAGATGGTGGCCTGGCATTGCCTCCGAAGATGGTACAGGAAAGGCTCGGTCACTCGTCCATAACGTTGACAATGGACACATATGGCCACCTATTCCCACGCACCAATGATGCCGAGGAACTGGCATCCGCAGAAGCCGCGCTCCTCGGATGAATGCGACATAAACGCGACATGAACTCCGCAATCCCTTATGGTGCAAGGCTTGGAGGAAGCTTCCTAATCTGAGGGTCACAGGTTCGAATCCTGTCGGGATCACCATAAAAATCAACGACTTATCAATTTTCTTCCGTCGTCACGATTGGGTTGGGCG